TCCGGCGTCATCAAGATCATCCAGAAGCATGGCCTGACAAAGTATGACGATCTGACCGGCGTCGAGCCATCAACATACTATCCGGCGGCGGGGAAGGGAGAAACGACTATGGGATATACAAACAGCAGACTGGTTGAATTTACAAAACCTAGCCCTAACAATTCTGGAATGAGGACTCACAGCATTGATCGAATTACACCGCACTGTGTGGTGGGGCAGCTTTCGGTTGAGACCATGGGAGCAATGTTTGCCAAGTCTTCCTACCAGGCGTCCCCCAACTACGCCATCGGATCTGACGGAAGAGTTGGTATGTATGTTCAGGAATCCATGAGATCCTGGTGCAGCAGCTCATCCGCCAATGATCAGCGGGCAGTGACGATTGAGTGTGCATCGGACAAAACTCATCCGTATGCTTTCAAGGATGTTGTATATAAGAAGCTAATCAAGCTGTGCACTGATATCTGTAAGAGGAACGGCAAGACGAAACTGCTTTGGTTGGGAAGCAAAGAGAAGACACTTGGATACAAGCCGGCGTCAGATGAGATGATCCTGACGGCCCATAGATGGTTCGCTAATAAGGCATGCCCCGGAGACTGGATGTATGCCCGGATGGGAGATCTGGCTATCCAGGTTACCGCAGCTTTGGGTGGAACCACAGAACCAGCCGGCAAGGATACTGTTCCTGAGACCGGGAAGATATATCGAGTTCAGGTGGGTGCCTACAGCCAGGTGGCCAATGCTGAGAAGGTGCTGAGGCAGGTATCTGCAGCAGGGTTTGATGCTTTCATTACGGAAAAGCAGGATGGTTACTACAGAGTGCAGGTTGGTGCGTATTCGAAATATAAAAACGCATCGGCCAAACGAGCAGCAGTGCAGAACGCTGGCTTCAGCGCGATCATCAAAACATATAACGCCGCGTGATCCGGCCAGAATAGATCACACGTGTATGCGGGCAGGGGTTATCCTCTGCCCTTTTTTTATGCCGATTTTCGTGACTTTTTTCGTGACTTTAAAAAACGAAGAATGCAGTAACCACGCGCTGTAGCGGCATTTTTTATTCCGGTTCGAATCCCACTCTCTCCGCTAAAATGAAGAACCGCATGGTTGTGGGAAAAAGTCGAAATTCCTGTCAACCACGCGGTTTTTTCGTTGTCCTGCGCCTACGTAAAATTTGCCTGTTCGAGCCACATTTTGCCTATCGCGGAAAAGTTTCGTGACTTTTTTCGTGACCGCAGTCACTATTTATTGGCCAGGCGCTGTTCGAAGTAATTCACGGCCTTTTCATTCATTTCTTTTTCGATATCGGACAAGGTGTTCCTGTACGTTCGCTTCAGGATATTATCGGTCCGCCACCCGCCGCGCGACATGATGTATTGATCGGGGATCCCCAATGCATGGAGTATGCTTGCCCCGAAGTGACGGAGATCGTGCATCCGGAAGCGTGGTAGTCCGGCGTTCTTGACGGCATGCTCCAGACGCTGCGTAAGGGCTTGTGGCGTGCTCTTATTGATCACATAACCAAATCCTCGCCCGATCGCTTTGATGGCCTCTGCGGGGTAAATAATCGTCCTGTACGATGCGTCAGTTTTGGGAGTATCCTTGTACACCCATTTATGATCCGCATTCATGACGCGTGACCGTCTGACGGTGATGGAATTGGCCTTGTAATCAATATCCTCATATTTCACGCCGCATGCTTCCGACCGGCGCATCGGTCCAAAGGCACACATCAGCACGCAGACATACAGTTCATGATCAGTATTCTTGATGGTAGAAATCAGCTTCTCGACCTCTTCCGTTGTCGGAGTGTACAGTTCTGGCCGTTTCCCTGCCGGCAGTGTGATCGACAGGTGCTTATCCGGACAAAACATTTGGACAGCAGCAGTCAGCAGGCCAGCTATGTTCCTGATCGTCTTAGGGTTTAGGTCCAGATCGGATATAAATCGCTGTGCGGAGATCGTATCCAGGGCAGTCAGCTTGATGGATCCGAACAGTGACGACTCGAAATGTGATCGGTACATGCTCATGTAGGACCTGTGTGTTGACGGTGACAGGACATTCTTTTTACTTTCAATGTACTTAAGAATAGCCTCGCCTACAGTCAGATCTGACAGCTTTGGACCGTCCTTGTAAGCATTCGCGAGACGTTCAGCTTCGCGTTTTGTATCTGCCGTAAATGATTTCTGGTGTATCTTCCCTGCACTGTCCTTATAGTCGTAGATCGTCACTTTCCATGTCCCAGATTTTGTTTTCTTGGCTTTTGGCATATCATATTCTCCTTTTTTGGGTGCAAAAAACACAGGTAGCATTGCCACCTGCTCCCGGAGTTGATATACTATATCTGCCGTAATGCTCTTCCGGGAGCTTACATCGTGCCGTCTGTCCTGCCGCAATCAGGATGGACGGTTTTTATTTAGTTGTTCATGCGCATCGGATTCGATTGCCTGGATTCCATATCTTTCTACGCGCTCAAAGTCGCCATTTCGTATATGCTGGATGGCGTGCCAGAACGCATCCACCTGTTTTTTCTGAGATAACTTCCCATTCAATAAAATCGTATACGTGCCATCAGGGTTTGGCGATACCAGCTCCGCCGCTCCTGTCGGCATGTCCCCGTTTAAATAAACGAAGACGTCATCAACAAGGATCATCCATATCCGTCCTTTCTGCCTTGCGCTTCAAGGCCAAAGCCATTGTGTATAGTGCCTTTAGGTCTTCAGGTTCCATGTCGCGCTGGACATCATATAACGCTCGCAATTCCGGATTAGTCGCCATATCCTCTGCCATTCTTGCTGTCGTTTCATTAGTGTAATAAGTGTGGTGTTGTGATTCTTCGACACCTGTCGCAATGTACTCCGGGCTGACACCAAAATAGTCGGCCAGGATCCTGATCTTGTCAGCCTTTGGGTGTGACTTCCCTGTCTTCCAGTCACTTAGAGTCGCTGTAGATATGCCGGTATCTTTTGATACGCGATACGCAGTGATGCCTCTTTCCTTACATAGTTTCTCAAAGATGTCATACATAGCAATTCTCCTTTGCCTCGGAAAACCGAAAAAACATGTTGACACCATCGGAAAGCCGTGATATATTACAACCATCACGGAAAACCGATGTAGAGCAAATCGGAATTCCTTGGTAGTTCGGAAACACATATAAATTTGTGAGTGGTAATTTCAAATATATCGTATTTCCGAAGTATTGTCAAGAATAGCAGCCTAGAAGGGGGTGAAAAAGTGAAGAAACTTAAAGAGCTTCTGGAGTCAAAGGGCGTGACTCCGTACAGAATGGCCGTTGACCTCGGCTTTTCCCAGAGCACGGTATCTGAATGGCTCAGCGGAGAGTATAAGCCGAAAGCAGACAAACTTTTACTGATCGCCAGATACTTTGGGGTTCCGGTAGAAGAGTTGATCGAAGAGGAAAAAACATAAAACCGGAAGGTCGCTAAAAACAATCGAGGAAGTAAAAGGAAGGAGAAAATGATGATTTTAAGTATCATCTTGTTCGGAATTGGAATCGGGCTGTGCCTGCTGAGTATCGTTTTGAGTGACAAAGCGAAGAACATTGTTCCCGGAATAGCTGCAGGCGTAGCAGTGATGTTAGTAGCCGGAGCCATCTCATTCGTTCCGACCGGATATGTAGGTATCAGGACAGTGTTCGGACAGATATCAGACAAACCTGTAAAAAGCGGTATCAGTTGGCACATCCCATTCATAGAGCGGGTTCACACAGTCAATTGCAAACAGCAGGAAGTCGACTTTAAGGATCTTCAGATTTGGTCGGAAACGTCTGAACGGACAGAGCTATACTGCCAGAACGTAGTCGTCGATTATCAGATCAATGCGGAATATGCAGCCTGGATCTGGTCGAACGTAGAAGAATGGGACAACAATCTAGTCAAACAAACATCTATTGAGTCCGGCATTAAAGCTGCGACAAAACTCTACAACGATACAGATGTGACAGATCGAACCAAAATTGAAGGATCTGCCAAGGAATGTATTCAGGAAGCTCTCAACGAAAAATATAAAAACCAAATAGTGAATGTTGTTTCTGTGACGATCGGAAATATCAATTTCTCCGACGCCTACAACGAAGCGATCGAAAAGAAAGCACAGGCCAAGCTGGCGGCTGAAGCAGCAGAGTACCAGAACACGCAGGTGACGCAGCAGGTCAAGGCAGAGGCTGAGCAGAAGAAGATCCAGGCACAGGCTGAGGCTGATGCAAAGAAGATCCAGGCAGAAGGGGATGCTGAAGCGACAAGGATCCGGGCGGTAGCAGAAGCGGAAGCAAATGAGCAGATCGCGAAGTCGTTGACACCAGATCTTATCGAACTCGAAAAGGTCAAGAAATGGAACGGCGAGCTTCCTATGGTCCAGGGCGCGACACAGCCGATTTTGGATTTATCGAGCGACGACGAACCGAGCACTGAAGGTTAAGGAGGGCTTATGAAACCGGAAGAGAGGATCCGGAAGAGAGTTGGCATCCTGCTCGACTGCGCCAACCTGATGGAAGTCAGCCGGCGAACCGGTATATCGCGATCCACGCTTCGAAACTGGCAACATGATCCTCTGAGGATTCGAGCTGTCGAACTGGAAAAGCTCGAAGACCTGTTGGGTACCGGGAAAGAGAGGTGCCGGCGATGAATACGACATGGATCGAAAAGAACGGATTCCATCGGAAGGTCAGAACATGGTCTTATGCGGTAATCCTGACACAGAAGGGCGGGAATGATGTGAAGACGGTCGTGCTGCACGGGCAGACATCAATGGGGCAGGCCAAAAGAACCGCTCTGGAAGACAATCCGGGCTACAGATTCAAGATGATTGTTCCTTTGACGGAAAGGGACTTTGAGAAATAAGGGGAAAAATTATGAAGGGGATGGAAATGATTAAGGCGGCAGGGATCGTGACCACGTTCTTTGCACTGATCAGGCCGCAGGAGCAGCCGCCGATGTGGTTTGTTGTGGTGTTTGGGCTTGTGATGTATGAGTGCATCCTGTGGGTGTTCAGGATCCAGCGCAAAGTAAAACGAGAGCGAAAGATTAGTCAGAACGTGGCGTTCCGCAAGAGAGACGGTGAGGCACTAGACAACGAACTGTTTAATCCGCTCAAGGGGGTGAAAGCATGAATATTCCGGTGATCCTTCTGGCCGCTACATTAGCCGGAGCCGGAACAATCGAAACAGAGACCGAGAAGCCGTATTCCGATGAGGATTTATACGTTCTCAGCCACATCATCAGTGCTGAGGCAGGAAACTGCAGCGAAGACATGATGCTATACGTCGGTAGCGTTGTCCTTAATCGCGTCGAGGATGATCGCTTTCCGGACAGCATCTATGAAGTAGTGTTCCAGACAGATCCGACACTGCAATACGGTCCGACGGAAGACGGGTCATACTACAAAGAACCGACACCGGAAGCGGTAGAGGCCGCCGAAAAACTCCTGGAAGAAGGAAGCGTACTTCCGGCAGACGTCATTTATCAGTCAAACGAGATCCTGGGCGAATATTACACGCATCTGGATCCGCCGCCCGGAGTAGGGAAGAGGATGTATTTCTGTAAGTGAGGGAATTATGCAGTTCATAAAGATAGACAAAGACTTTCAGAATCGTCTTAGACCGCTTAATGCTAAAGAGTACAAGGGACTGGAAGATCTCATTAAGAAGTATGGATGCCTCGAACCGATTAAGCTCTGGAATGGATATATCGCTGATGGGCATAACAGATATGAAATCTGCATGAAGAATGGCATTCATTTTGAGCAGGTGGATGTTACTGGCGAGTTCGAAACCAAGTCAGATGTTATGAAATGGATCGTTCAGAACCAGATTGCCAGCCAGGCAGGCAGACAGCTTACTAAGACGGAACTGGTTCAGATGGCACTGGCGATTGAAAAGCAGGTGGCGGTTGAGGCTGCGGAAAAGATGCAGTCAACTTTGAAACAAAATACCGCTAGTTCAAATTTGAACGAGCGGAGCGAACCGATC